TTCTACAATTCTTAAACTTGCTGTGCCATCCTGTGCTATCTCACTTCTAAAACAAAACTTCTCTAACACACCATCATATGGTGCAATAAAGCATAAAAATTCATTATTACTAGATGTTGTTGTTTTTTCAAATACATAACCTGTCATTGGTAAGTAAATATTAGTAACACTTGCATAATATCCTATATATTTAGTTTCATAATGATATTTACCAATACCAACTATATCTGTTCCTGTATCATCTGTAAATGCAAGTTCATTTGGAGCTGCATCATCTATCCAAATCTGACCATAGCCTGCTGCATCACCACCTGCAGCTGCTCTTTCTTTTATTAAAAAATGATTTTGTTCAAACTTTATTACTTCATCTGTAATTATTATCTGCTCTGTTCCATCTACAGCTATAGATAAATTTGAGCTACTTGAGGCTGTGAGAGAAACATTTTCTCCATCATCTAAATATAAATATCTTGAATTTTCTCCGTGTATTTTTACATTTGCATTAAATGTTTTTACACCTGTAAGTGTTTGAGTTCCTGCTAAAGTTACATCCCCTGCATTTGCAGTTGCTCCGTCTGTAACATTTAAAAGTGATAATACTTCTGCCTTTGTTATTCCTGATTTAAATGCAGGTGTACCACTATTATCATATATTGCTGCATTACCACTATCTCCTGTAGCACTACCCCCTGCATTATCATCGACATACTTTTTAGTTGCAATATGGTAATCTGAAGAAGGTGTATAATTACCACCATTATCTTTTGCAGTTATATTTCCACTTGCAGCATCGATTACAATATCACCATCTACATCTAGTGTAAAATGTGCAGCAGTACCATCATCGTCAATGGTTGTTATTGTTGTAGCCCCTGCAGCATCTAAATCTATTGCAAAATTATCTCCTGTATCTGCAGCATGAGCCATTAAAAACTTACTATTTACAGAATCAAATTGGAATAAAGTAACCCCTTGTGCCAAATCTCCAAATTGAAATGTTCCTGCATTTTGACCTATAAAATAAAAGTCATCCCCTGAAACAGTAAAATAAGCATCTCCACTTGTAACATACAGATCTAAAGAACCTGTAGAATTTTTTGATGTAAATCTTACATTTTCTTCAGACCTAAGCTCTAAATATTCAAAATCAGTTTCAAGTAGAGGATTTGTCAATTTACCTTCAAGATAAAAATTTCCATTAACCCTTATCTCTTCTTTAGATAAAGAAAGGGGAGATACACTCTCCCCAATTCTTATAGGTTTTTGATGCCCATCTAAAAAATTATCCTCTCCTAATAGTACAGGATTTCTTCTGCTAGGTTCAAAAGAACCATCTGTTATAGATTGTAATTGTGGTAGACGAGCTCTTGGCACTATTTGCCTTTCATTTTATCAATTACAGGCTTTAATATCATATCAAAGATAACATCGTCTTTCTTAGAAGGACTTAATTTGACTAATTTTTCTACTACATAAACTGCTAATAAAACATATTCCCAATTTCCCATTAATAATTCCATTTTATTCTCCTTGTTTAAAATCTTGGTTTTTTAAATTTATCTAACTTTTTTTTCATTGTCTTATTGCTACCAACAACATCTTTTAAGATAGCAATATCCTTTTCTACTTCCTCTATGTATTTACCATATTTATTTATATCTTTTTGCAAGGATTTAACTTGCTTGTCAAGCTCATTTGGTTCTTCTACATATTTCTGTATCTTGTCTAACTTAAACTGTTTTAAAACTTGTTTCATTACAAGGTCTAAGACCTTTTTAACTAAAATCCCCTGAAGCATTTAAAATCTCCAATTAATTCCTGCTGTTATATTATGTTCTTTCTTCCCGTAGTAATTTAAATATATACCCTCAATAAATACCCCAATATGCTCACTTAGATTAGTGCCAACTAGCATGCCAATGTCATATTGCATGTCTTCCCCTTTATAAGCCTTATCCGTTAAACCAACAGAGTAAGGGAAAGCATTTACCCATATATGAGAATAATAATTGTTATTCTCAAGAAGAATGTCTAAACCTACTACTACAGAAAGCTCTGCTTGCCACTCCTTAACCTTATTATCCTTATTATACATATCAACAAGAATTGGATAATGATATTGATGGAATTCCTCATCAGAACCTGCTACATAATTACCCTCAGGGTCTTCCCAATAATAGCTTATACCCTCATAATAATAAATCCAATAACCTTCTTCTGTATATGGATCTGTTTCTATAAAAACATAATAGTCATCTATAATACCATTTTCATTTAAATCGTTTAAAGGAACTTCAAAATCTTCATAGCCATAATCCCAAGCTAATTCAAACCAAACACCATCATAATCCCATATAGCAGGATGACCATAAATAGGATGCCCCTTAACTTCTCCTCCTACTGTAAAATTAAACTTGCCAATGTTCAGCCTAAATCTTGAGTCAAAGCTTGCAAACTCTAAATCTCTACTTTCTTTATTTATATATTTAAATTTAGTCGCAAACCAATTGCTGCTCCATTTAAACCAATATTCTTGATCTATAAATTCGTGCATCCTATTTCTTACTGTACTGTAATTAACTAAATATTCCCATCCATTAACTGCACCAAGAAGTGCATTGTCGGACAAAGTGTTTTCATTGCCCTTATAAAATTTTTTTCTAACTTGATAATCAAATAATGCAATTTTCCTAACACCAATAGTGTATTTATAATCATTATCTAAATTTGAACTTCCATTTATATATGGTGTATTGTTAGTAAGAGATAAATAAGCAGTCGAATTGTCGAAAAAACCACAAAAGCAAAAAGTGCAAGTCGCACCCACATATATAATATAGTTTTTAAATCTTCCAAACATTAAAACCTTCCTCCCCCTCTTTTTTCAACCTTAACTAACCTATCTTCAAAAGACTCTAAGCTACCTTTCATAGCATTAACATTTTTATTAATATTATTAATTGAATTTTCTAGCCCTGTTAAATCAACATCAGGAATATCAATCTTTTTATTTTTAAGTTTATTGAGTTCGCCTTTAATATATTCTAAGTCACTTGCTAATGGTTGTAATTGTTTAACTAAATCTTTTATTTCTTCAAACATCTCATCATATTCATCTAATTTATATGATATAATTTTTAAATCTCCCATAGATTTTATATTATCTACTTCTCCTTTAAGATAATCATACTCTAGTCTATTTGGACTATTGTTTGATTTAAGTTCTGATATGGAAGAATCCATTGTAAAGTAAGTAGCACAAGCTGAAATAACTATAGCCCCAAGTGTAGCTACAAATTTTAAATCCATTGTAAATTTACTTCCTTCTCCTAGTTCTGTTGCCACAGTTTTCTCCTCTCCTTGTTGATTTTTCTGTACAGCTTTTATTGCTTGATTTAATTCAGTTCTTGTTATAAAACCTAAATCTAAACAGCATTTGCCAAATTTATTACCTGAAACCTCGTGTTCAAGTTCAGCTTTTTCTCTCTGCTTTTGAGTAATTTTATTTGTTTTAAGTAAGTAATCTCCAATATTCATTTAACCCTCTATATAGTTTCCCCAAACGGTAGTTCTTCCGTTTATTATTTCTACAACTTCTACTTTAAAATCTCCATTCTTAAAAAAATCAACAATAGCAAAAGCATGATTCCAATTATGAAGATTGCCTCTAAGCCATTTATTCTTAGATGATTTCATGTTCTTTAAACATCCCATGCTCCAAGCACTTTGAGTACCACCTAATCCTGTTTCTGTAAATCTTTGTAAGTCGTGAGTGTGCCCATACATTATATTTTCTTTATATGCAGCAAGATGTTTTTTAGCATGATGAATAGGAACATAATCACCATGAGTAAAATTTAACTTCCCTATCTTTAATTTATCGTCAGATATATATTCCCAATACTCATAACCTCTTTCTTTAAGATTTAAAGCATTTTCTGTCATATACTCTTCTAAATAAGGATGCCTACTGACAAACTCATCTAACCATAGTTCATGATTGCCTTGTATAAAATATCTTTCGTTGCAATTTGCATTATCTAATGCTTTATCTATAATATCCATGCCTTTATTAACAGCCTTAACCTCTTTGTTTAGCATAGGGATTAAAACTTCTAATGGGGGCTTTTCTTTATTCTTCCAATGATGTCTACTAAATAAAGCCCATTCACCTGTATCTCCTAAATCAATATAAGCATCAGGCTTAACAAGTTCTATAGCTTTACAAACAACATTAATCGCTTTCTTGTCATGTAATGGAAAATGTTTATCAGGTGTAACTATAACCCGTTTAGATACAGCATATTCACTTTTAGGCATAGATTTCCTTAAATTTTATTGAGGTAATTTAGTATAAAAAGTTGAAAATTCCTAATTAGCCAAAGAAGCTAATTGCTCACTTAATTCTTTTGCACGATTTGGAGTTTGTTTAGCCCAAAGAGAGTCCAAACACTCTATTGATGCTTCTTCATATTGCTCTGTTTCCAAGTAATATATAGTTTGTTTGAATTTAGAAAAACCTGACAAGCCAAGTTGATAGCACATATTAGTAACAACATCTTTAACTAAATTAGGACTATCCTCAAACCACTCAAATTTATTACTTATATCAAACTGAAGTTTAGCTATCTTCTCTGTTAGGATTATATTGCATATTTCTTCGCTTAATTTTAGATCTTTAATAGCAAATCCATATCCTATAGTATCATATCCTTCTGTGCATTGATATACAGAATCCCTATAACCTTCATGTTTTTTAATTTCGTCTATAAGACTCATTTTATATTAATCTTCAAATCCTAAATATATATCCATAGTTCCTGTAGCACCTGTTGAAGCAGGATCACCTCTCCATATTCCACCAACATATATTGTATTAGAATTTGCTGCAGGTTGCAATAAAAGACCTATATTTGTTTTAGTAATTGCATAGGCAGTTAATAAATCTCCTTCTGCTAAAGTCATCTGGACATTTCCACATACTTGTACTGCTTGTGCCTCTGCACCTGTTATATCTACTGCTGCACTACCTGCAGTTGCACCACCTACTAACCCTTGCGCTGCTGTTGGAGCAGTACCATCTGCATCTGAGCCTATACAGAAAACAAGCTCTATAGGAGCTGCAGAATCATCTGCATCTAACATAGCTACACTTTGAAGCATTGTTGCTACAC